AGTTCGTTTTATGTTGAAAAAAGTCTAACTCGCCAACATATGATTTAGCTGTATCAAATATTTTCTCTGCTTGTTTTTCTGTATAGTTATTATAGATGTCCATTATCCAATTACCTTCATAATATACGGTACTTGTACCTGGTAAGTTTGATAGTTTTGACAGTTCTCTTAACTTTATTATCGCCTCACCAATTCTACTTTTAATATAAGGGTCTAACTCTTTTACTTTTCTACTCATCAATCACTCTCTCTTTCATTATAAATCAAGGCCAATTTTGTTTAATTTTGGTCTGAAACTATAGAAAATCTTATTATGATTTCCTGTATCACCTATATTAGCCATTTGATATAGATGTACCATTTCGTGTCCTAACGTGTCAACGAATTCTCTTTTATCTCTGTAGTAAGGTAACATTTCTAAATGAAATTGTCTTGTACCTTTTCTCTTCCACTCCCATGCCACAACTTGACCCATACATGTAATTTTTGGGTATCTGATATTCTTAATTAGAATTTCATTAAAAGGAGATAGTTTATTTTTAAATACTACTTTGTTAATCATTATAAAATAATATTTAATATCTTTGTACGTTGTTTTATACTTCGTTCTCTTTGATAGTTCCCTCTTTAGTATTCTTTTGACCCTCTGATTTGACATTATTCTCCTTATTGATTAAGATAAAAAAAATCACTTACAATCATCCTGTATATCAGTATCTTTTAGTAAAGAACATTTATATTCTTTGTCTGCTTTTAATCTCATTTCAGCTAATAAACCGTCAAGTATAGCAGGTAAATAAGCTTGTATAATCTGTATTGACTCTAAAGCAAATTGATGTCCTAATTTTGACATTTCATACTCTAATAATTTTTGAGTATCTACATCAATACCATTAACTTTAGATTGTATAACATGGCCAATTACAGCCTTATTATAATCATTAGCCATCGCTGAGTTCATAAAACTCGTTAGGCTAAACCATAATGTTGCCATTATAATTGTCATTATAATCAAGTATTTCTTCATAGTATATTCTCCTTATATTTATTGGTATATAATACCATAAAAAGACTATAAAGTCAAGCACTATTTTTCGTTGGGAGGTAAGGGTTTTGGCATGGCCGGAAGAGTTCCGACCATGTGATTCGTTAGAATTATTTGGTATTCCTCATAAAGTCATCATTCCAATCAAAAGTTTCCTTTACTAATTGTTCAGTTAGACCTTTATAAGTTTTATTTAAAGTCTTGTTTTTTACATTTATTAATAATTCAGCTTCTGTCTTATGTAAGCCTTCTAACATTTGTATAAACAAAGTTTCTTTTCTTGTTTTGTTAATTGTATTGTCGCCACCTTCAATAAACAAGTACAATCTTCTTGCCTCATTTTTTAATAAACTGTGTTCCGTACCAACTGGTGACTCATTAGCAATGTAAGGAGGTGTTCCTTCTGGTAAGACCCATTTTATTTTAGGATCAAAGGCTGCCTTTAAGATTTGTCTAATGTAAGTTGTATCATATCTTTTTAATACTTCAATCTTTTTAGGTTTATCTTTAGCGTTATTAATTTTAGTAAAAATTTCATGTACAGTTTCGTCTGACGATCCTTTGGTGTTAGACATAACTGACATAGCTTTTTTACTAATTAAGTGTGGGTTTTGGTTTTGTTGTTCGGCCATTATTTACTCCATATATGTTTTAAAAGTCAGATATGACTTCCATCATTGACTTCATTTTATTTTCAATAAAGTATGGTAACAGGAGCGACCTGCTTGGTACTTTATATCCTTTGTACTTATTTATAATATTTTCCTGTATCGTTAATGGTATCTGTGATAGATCGATTAACTTCTTATTTCTATTGAAATTCTTTTTGGTTTCTGAACCTAATGGTATATTTTCAATATTTGACCACTCTTCTAGTTTCTTTTTCGTAATAGGTTTTTGTCTTTCACCTGTTACAAAAATATCATCTGGACTTAATATGTTAGGTACACCATCTGATCTATCACCTTTAATAATTTGTTCTCTCAAAAATTTTACAGGATCCTCTTGTTCACCTATAAAACCTTTTAAGAAAGGCGACCACTGATACACATTACCATAGTGGTGTAGTTGTATAAAGTCCTTATCACCTGAAACAACTAGGTACTTGTCTTCCGTTTGTTCTTTTACTAGTACGGCTATTATATCATCAGCCTCACAGTTCTCAACATACATCATTATGTATGGAAAGTTTTTAGATATTTCATCTTTAACTTCCGTTATAATCTTAAATATATTATCCCAATCAAATGTACCATCTTGTCTGGACATTTTTCTACTATGTTTGTATTGTGGGAAGAAATCTCTACGCCATGGATTACCAGCGTCTGAACATAATACCATAGTACCATATTCTTCTTTAAATTTTACATTGAAACCTCTCAAAGAATTTAAGACCATGTGTCTGATCATATCTTTATTTGGTTTTACATCACCTTTGCCTCTTACTTGAGCCATTAGGTTTGAAATTAGTATTTGGTTTAAATCGACTAGTATCATTTATAATTCTTTTATATTATTTAGTTTTAAAATTGTCTTTTCTGCTTCGTTTAATTCTTGTTCTTTTTTTTCTAAAGGTCTACTGCCTATATGAAAAGCAATAGCTAAAACAATTATTGTTAATAATGTGCCTATAAAAAATAGACCAAGACCTGTACTAACTGTCATAGTGGTATAGGGGCCCGAAGGCCCCCATATAATTACTAGGCGTCAATAGAAGCTACTGTTGCTTTTGTAGGAGCAACTGTGCTAGCATTGTCGTATTTAAAAGGTGTTCCGTATAGGGCTTTGATACCTGCTGATATAATAGCTCTAGTAGGTGTACCTAATCTGTACACATGGTTACCTTTTGATTTTGAACCGTAGATCATAAAACCTTCAGCTCTTAAAGTATCAACCATAGACCTAGGTGACTTTAGACCGTAAGTGGTATTTAAAGCTTTCCAAGATACTGATTGACCTCTTTGTAATAGATTAAGAATTTTATCTTTTTTAGACATTTTTTTTCTTCCTCTAGTTTCGTTATTTGTTTTTTTAGTTAAACCAAACATGATTTATCTCCTTTTCAATTGTATTATTTAATACTATTTTACAACCTGCTGAGGCGATTCTCGTAAGAATTCTGTTAATCATCTAAATTTTCTCCTTCAAACATTGTTGAATCATTTAGATCCTTTAAATCTTCTTTTACATCTTTACTCAATGGCTTACTAGTCTTTGCTGGTTTATCAATTACACTACTATAATCTATTCTAGCTGACAAAGCACTGCCTTGATTCTTCTTTAATTGTACCAACTTGTCTGATAGTTTTTGAGAAGGATGTGGCATATCAAAATCTCTATAAACTAAACCTCTAATCATATCAACAACCATTGCTAAATCTTTTGTAAATGATTGTTTTTCTGTTTTAATGGCAAGGTCATATAATTGTCTTAATAAGTTCATACTGATATCATCAACTGCCGTTTCAACAAACTCTTTTGTTTGTTTCTGTTGTATTCTTTTGACATACTCATTATTTGATGGTGGTATTGTAATACCAGGTTTCTCTACAATTTTATTTGAAGGAAACAAAATAATGTTGTCTTTTGGTGGCAGTTTATCATTTGGCACTATATAATTTCACCCTTAAAGTTAACTTTACCTTTATCAGCAAAGTGTTCTATTAACTGATTATAACCTCCAATAAGTTGCCCATCAATCTTAATTTGTGGCATAGTTCTTACTGGTTTACCAATATCTTCTATTAGTTTTGTAGGGTCTGAATTAAAGTCTTTCTCTAATGACTTTTCTTCGTATTCAAGGCCAAGCGAGCTAATCATATGCTTCGCCTTGTTACAAAACTGACAATTGTTTTTACTGTATACTACTATCTTCATTCTTTACTTTCATTAAGTTGTCATAAGCTATATTAGCTTTCATCTTAACGTTATAAGAGTCTACAGCTTCTTCAATTGTGAAATTGTACATTTTATTGTATTCGCCCATTGGCAATCTTAAACCAAGCCAAGCTCTGTAATATCCGTTTTTAGTAATAGTTACATCTTTAGCAAAGATTTCATAACCTCTAACTGGTGTTTCTTTAATTAAGTTTACAATTGTAGACTCAACCTCTGATACAGTTGTCTTGTTATTGTTCTTTCCTAGTTCAGTAATGAATTGTTTACTAGACTTATTCATTTCGCCTTTGATAATGTCGGCTAACTCTGCCTTTGCTATCATCATACCTTTTTCTATTGCTAGATTAAGGTCTGGAGATACAGCAGTACCAACACCAAAGATACATATTTTTTCTTTATCTTTACCAAACGTTGGTGTATCACACGCCTTCTTTTCCGAGAAGTCAGCCATATACCATTTAGGTACTTGGTTTAATACTTTGCCTTTCTCACTCTTCATCTTATAAGTTGCTGAACAGTTAGCCACTAATAGGCCTGCTACTACAACTGATACTAGTTTTATCATTTTATTCATAATTAATTAACCTCACTTTTTACATTATATACTAAATCTTGTAATTTGTCAAGTCCAATCGTAATATAGTCTAAAAACTCATTAGGACTAACATCTAACACAATCACAAGTAGAAGTAATGATATTATTATATTCTTAATCATCTAACCTCCCATTCACCATCTATTTTTAAACAAGTCTTTCCTGGTGTTTTAAAGACATGATTTGCCCGACTATACCATCGGCAGTATTCGGGAGCAGACACATCACGGTAATAGAATTGAGCAAATAATTCCCAATAACTAGGTCCGTCAAATGTCTTACGGCCATCAGCACACTCCAAAATTTCTTCTTTAATGATAGTATCACCTATTTGTTTAATTACTACTTTAACAAAACAATATTGATCTGTTCCACTATTTCGTTCAGGTGATATAATCTTAATCTTGTCATACTTAATTTTACCTTTAGCTAGTTCTATTTTATCTAACTTGTCTAATATTTTTTCAGTTTTACTTACTGTTTCTGTAAACTCACTTTCTTTAATACTTGTACCATCTTCAAAATATATTGTATCGCCTTCTACTACAGCAAGTACTTTTGCCGTTTTACCTGATAAATCAGCCTCTACACCTTTAGGTTCAATTTTATATCCAAATTTAGTTTCTGCTGAATACACTTCATTAATAACTATTGATGTAATGAATAGTGCCATCATTATTAAAAATACTTTTCTCATTAACCCTCAATCCATCTTCCGTCTGGTAACTGACATGCTGTACCAAACACTGCTTTTCTATTTGGACTTCCAATTCCAACTAACGGCCATTGTTGTGTAATATCAACTGTAGCGTCATAATCTTTACATTTTAACGGACCTTTCATGTAAGAGCTACTTGTTTTGATAATACCACTATTACCTGATTTCTGATTATACCAATTTGTATATGATTGTTTTGACGGACCTGTATTTAAATGATCTACAAATACGGCATTGTGTACATCATAGTCTGATTTATACATAATATCAGCACCTTTAAAGGCACCTACTAAAGCACAACCACCAATAACATATGGATCTGTAACACCTAAACTCACACAAGCAGTTGTGGACGTTGCTCCACCCAATGTGGCACCAACTGTCGATCTATTGGCTGTACAATTGGTTAATAGTACACCAGCAATTAATATTAATAGTATTCTAGGCATTTAATTTCTTTATTGTATCATTTACTTCAAAAAGATCATCTTCTAATTGTTGTACCTTTATAGATGGACCATTAAACTCGTAGTGTTCTAACTTCTCGTTTATTTCTTTTTTCTGTTCTTCTAGTTGTTTTATAGTTATATCTTTATTTGTCATAAGGTTTTTCATCTTTAGCAATTACTAAACAAGTCGCCTGAATATCCTCAATTAGTTCACCAACTTCGGCATCCCTATCAGGCGTCTTTGGATTATTGTATTTTAAATTATACAATCTATCACTAGTCTTTTTAAGACCATCAATCTTTAAACAAAAATCACTAATTTTGTGTAACATTATTTTTTACCTTTGTAAATAGATTTTTAATCTTTGCCCAACTCTTAGCATTTTGTTCTTTACCTTTTTGCCAAGAAGCCTTTTGATACTCTTTAGTATCTGTCCACTCTTTAACAATATAGTTTTTTACTTTTGTATCAATTGTTTCATCACTCTTTGCCATTGTCATAGTCATTAAGACGGCAATGGTTAACATCATCATTGTTTTCATACTATTTTTTTCCTTTTTTATAACCTAAACTATTTTTATTTTTATATAGCTTCTGCCAAGACCAACTTGTTAAATAAGTTGAATAATGGTATATGATTTTTACTAAAAATGCCTTTATTGTTCTCATATTTTTCTTCCCATAGTTTTAAAATCCTCAGAATCAACAATCATATAAGGACCTTTATTATACGCCACACTAATTGTTTTGCCAGCAGGTAACTGTGTGGAATAAATTCTCTTTTTAGTATCACCTGCTATTCTATCACTTGTAGGAACTGATGGCCTACAAATGTAATTTGGCATATCGTAACCACCAAATGAGTTGTAATCAGAGTCAATATTGACACCTAATGATCTACAATAATTATCGTAGTCTTCTCTCAACTTATTTAATTTTTCGATTTTAGTTAACATTAGTTATATTTTATATCTTCTTCTTTTTTCTTTTTGGGAGCATATACTTTTTCTTTTTTAGTCAAGTCAAAATACTCAGCTTCTTCTTCAGCTTTTTTCTCAGCATATGTCATATTAAAAACTCTCATATATGTTGCATCTCTCGGGTTAGGAGCCGACCAATCATCAATCAAATTCTGTAGTTGATCTGGTTTGATAGAGATATTATTAAAGTTTTTCGGTACTTTGATCATATCTTCTTTAAGAGCTTTTAGATATTCGACTCTGTGAGTAAAAGTTTCTTTTTTCTTACTTTGATCTTTTACTGTTACGTCTTTAAACTCGTTGAATAGTTGTTCTTTAGTGTATAAGTAACTCATATATTATGTCCTTTTGTTAGTGTTAATAGTCTATATCCTATCAGAAAATGGTGTATTTGTCAACCCTTTAAAAAACATTGATTTTACTTACTTTTCTGACTTTGAATCAATTTCTAGTTGTATTGAAGTGTCTATATCTGACTGATTCGTAGCCCATTTGTCAAATTCATTCACCTCTTTTTGAAGTTTATCTCTGAAATTTTGTAAAGTAATCTTTGCCTCTACCACTTTCTTTTCAGTATCTTCTTTATTATTATAATCAATACCATTTAAATTGTCTAACGCTAATTCAATAATATCAATGGTTGCTATTGTTTCTATCATATAAGTTTTACCAATATAACTACCTGAAGACATAGTATTGCCACTGGAATTATAGTTCTAATCAATTCCATTGTGTGATTGTATTCATCTAGTTTTCTTTCTAATTTATTTCTTTTATTGTCCATCTTTAACCTCATCAGCATATTGATCTATCTCTACATCACCATTTTCTTCAGCAAACTCATCATCTGTATAAGCTACTTTACCAAGATAGTCTGTAGAAGCACCATCTGTATAGTTGGCGTCAACCATATAAGTGACCACGCCTTCTTTTTCATCTGTGATTTCAGCATTTATATTTGAGTGATTAATACCACAATCACTAAACTTTTTATCAGCCTCATCTTTATTATTTGCCAATACATCTTGTTCTATTACTAATGTGTAATACGTTTTCTTTCTGTAAAGATTTTTACCTAAATCTTCTTTTACTACCATAACATCAGTGTCTTTAAATTGTGTGTCCATAATATTCTCCTATTTGTTGTCTTCACTACTCATTAATAATACGATATAATGTATCGCCTTTAATAAATCTTTTCTGTTCTTACCATCTTTTTTACCATATCTACAAAGATACTTAATGGCATTTGCTTGGCAAAAATCTTTATCAATTCCTAGTTGGCGTAACATATCTTGTACCTGGAAACCGTCTTTGGTTGTACTGTAATGTTGACCATATGTTGATTCGATATATTTGCCTATTTCTTTTACTATCTTGTCTTCGCCGTATTTCATTAATTAACTTTCCTTCCATTATAACTTGGTACTTTACTATTTGTTAATTTCTTATTGAAGTCTTTTCTTAATGATTGTCTATGATACTGTTGACCATAATCATTAAACATATTTTTATCTTCAGCCGCTGACTCACCGAATACATCTTCGTAAGTTTGATAATATTGTTTTTCATCTATCAATTCTACTTTGGTTACATTTTCAAAGTTCTTAGCTTTTTCTTTATAGTTCCAGTCACAGAATTTAAGAATTTTCATCTTCATACTTTCTGTATTAAATTTTGTCTTGTACTTCATTGGTACATTTCTATACACAGTTTCGTAAGCGTAAAAATACTCACCAGACATTTCTGGGTCCATGTATTCTCTCAAATAACAAACGTTGAAAGTTTTACTCATTAAGATTTGCTTTCTGTTAATAATACTTCTTCAACATTGTCCTCTGTGATACCAACCATTTCTAGGTTGTCTATCTTCTTTACTTCTTCAACAGCAGTTGTAAGATCAATCTGACCATCTTTTAATTTAAAGACTACATTATCTACTGCTTTCTCGGCTGTATCTTCAGCCCATTGTTTTACTTTTGACATAGTGTTTTCTCCTTTGTTGTGTTTTTATAATACAAATTTTGTTCTTCGTTCATCTTCTTAATTAATTTTGATTGGTTGAACATTGACATAGTAGGGTTATTATATACTATTTTGTTCACATTGTCAAGCCGTTTAATTAACAGTTTAAGTTTTATTTGTTTTTCTTTGTTATTCATACTACTATCCTATCAGAAAATAGCCTATCTGTCAAGCGTTATTTTTTGTTGATTTTACTTGTTTTTTAGTAGAACAAAACCAGAACAAAGTATACCGATAGCTGTATTATAGCCTCTTGTCGTTACTTTTTCCTCGAAGGGTGACTTTTTTGATATTTACAGGTGTTTTGGTGAGTTTTGGTAACCAACTTTTGCTATATAATAGCTATCGACAATATCTGATATAGGGTTACCAACCTTTACTGTATCAAATACTTTTTTTAAGTCCGTCTTTGTTTCTTTAGAAAATGACTCGTACATCATATCCTTATCAGCATTACCTTTTCCAGTGGCACCTTTTTTTACTACACTAGGAACAACAGTATCGTAATGTATATTAAACTCTTGTAATCTATACTTTAAAATACCACAATTCTCTGCTATCTGGAATATACCTTGTCCTTTTGATCCAAAAGAGTATCCCTCTATATAAACT